CGACATAAGTATCGAACCCATAAAAATTTTCCCCAGACTTATAAACCCTCTGAAACCTCTCTGATGAAAAAACGCCGCCCGTATTGGAATTTTTGGAGAGTAGTCTTAGCAGGATGGGCGATTAGGTATCCTGGAAAATTTTTCAAGATTATCGGAGTACCCTTAGGGATTTTGATAGTTATGGTATATAATGCGATAAGGTAAATAAGAGTGAGGTAAAAAAAATCCGAAAAAAATTTATGATTGAGAAAGTTTATCACATATACGCAAAGGATACATGTATCTACCATTCTCTGAGTGAATCGGAGTTTAATGTAACATGGGAAGAACTGAATAATCTTGTAGAAGTATTCACAGAGTATCAAAGGGAAGATTTAACATTTGAGAAAGTTGTGAATAATAGACAAGAATTAGCAGAAGCAAGTTATTAATATCCGAAGGGTATTGACGCCCGAAGGGTATTGACAGGAAATAAATAAGGTATTAGAATTGAATTGAGGTTTTTATTCTCTTATGGCAAAAGGATTTACAGTAAAGGCGAAAGCGCCTGAGAAAGCATCAACAGAGTCTGAATGGGACTATGATGCGATTAAAGAAAGAATGAAAGGAAAGGCAATTGTATTTTGCCTACCTGGTAGAGGAGTTTCTTATACGTATTTGAAAAACTTTGTACAACTATGCTTTGATCTTGTACAAAATGGAATGAGTATTCAGATTAGTCAAGATTACTCATCAATGGTAAACTTTGCAAGATGTAAGTGTTTAGGTGCGAATGTACTAAGAGGACCTGATCAGATACCATGGGGCGGTAAGTTAAATTATGATTATCAATTATGGATTGATAGTGACATTGTGTTTAGTAGTGAGAAGTTCTGGCAATTATGTGATGTTTCATTTCCTGCGGAAGCAGTAGAGGATGAGACAAAGAAGAGATCTATTACTGCTGGATGGTACATGACCGAAGATGGTCGTACTACATCAGTTGCACATTGGTTAGATGAGGATGACTTCCGAAACAATGGTGGAGTCATGAATCATGAAACTGGAGAGACAATTACAAAACGTCGGAAGCCATTTACTGTAGACTATACAGGATTTGGGTGGGTGATGATTGAGAAAGGAGTCTTTGAGAATGAGGGAATGAAGTATCCATGGTTTGCACCTAAGATGCAAGTTTTTGAATCTGGTGCAGTACAAGACATGTGTGGAGAGGATGTCTCATTCTGTTTAGATGCAATTGAGGCAGGGTTTAAGATTTGGTGTGATCCAAGAATTCGTGTTGGGCATGAAAAAACAAGAGTCATCTGATTTATTCAACATACTTTATGAGGGTGATGTCATACGTTCTGAGTTGACGTATGATGAGGTTACAGAAGCACTTGACGAACTAGCATCAGAGTATTATGATAATAATGCTTATGACCCACAAAAAATTGAATTGGAGTTAATCTATGGCAAAAGTTAAGAAGTCACTGATGGGTAAAGCATTCATCGAATCAAAACCCAAGAATACCCGTCAGGGTCAAGGGAAGCACACGAAGTATGCTGCATCTAGCAGTAACAATGCAAAGAAGCGTTATCGTGGTCAGGGTCGTTAAGACAAGACCTATAAGATACTTCAGACCTCCTTACAGGGGTCTTTTTTATGTTTTAGTATCTTTGAGTGTGATGAGAGTTTATGCTTCTTATAGGCGCTTATGCTCGCTAAGAGAGCGGAAGCTCGCTTTGGTATGTTAAATACTAAGTCGAGAGGACGAATACTTTTGGAAAACTGCCAAAGAACGTGAAAATTACGAAAATTGTGGACAAAATCCTTGTCCTCCACGATGTATCAACGCCGAATAAAGGAGACTAATGGCAAATTCACCGAATCCCGATAGGAATGTAGACTACATGATGAAAAATTGGGGAACAAATAAACTTATTACAGATTATGGAGAGATAACAATGGAAGAAAAAATGCTCAGAGAAATTAATGAAGATGAAATGACACCTAAAAAGTCTAATAAAAAGAAAGAGACTGAACTTTTTGAGCGTTTTGATGACTCAGGAGAGTTGTTTGAGAGAGGGAGTGATAAAGAACCTCTTTTTGAGTGAATAAATAAGATAGACTTATAGGTTTTTAATGCCCTTAGAACGAATAAGCAAAGGATTTAAAGATATCAGTGGGTCATTCTTAATGAATCCACTGAATAATGACTTGATTGCACTCAACAATGAGACTGCAATCTCTCGTTCTATTCGTAATATTGTATTAACTCAACCTGGTGAGAAACCTTTTAATCCAGAATTTGGAAGTTTTGTCTCAAATTCTTTATTTGAGAACATGAGTGGGTTTTCTGCAGATACTATCAAAGGACAAATTCGAGAATCGATCAATCTTTATGAACCAAGAGTTAATTTAATCGATGTTAAAGTAGCACCAAACTATTCTACTTTAGAATTTGATGTATCACTAACTTATAGAATCATAGGCATTAATGCTTCACCGCAACAATTATCATTTGCATTACAGCAAACACGATAGATGACATTAGCAAATTTTTCAAATTTAGATTTCGACCAAATAAAAGAAACAATTCGCGATTACTTAAGAGCGAATTCAAGTTTCACTGACTATGATTTTGAGGGGTCAAATCTTTCAGTCATTATCGATACGTTATCTTATAACACATACATTACCTCATACAATGCTAACATGCTTAGTAATGAGGTTTTTATTGATAGTGCTACTCTAAGGGAGAATGTTGTTTCTCTTGCTAGGAACATTGGATATGTTCCTAGATCAGTAACATCTTCAAGAGCAAACATTAGTTTCTTTGTTGACATAACGAATCTTCCTATAAACAATGAGACAGCAGAAAATAAACCATTAAAATTAATTCTCCAGAAAGGAATTGTAGCAACTACAAATTCTTTTGGTACTGGAAGTGCATCAAAATCATTTACATTTGCAATTCCAGAGACTATTACTGTACCAATTGTTAATAACATTGCACAGTTTAATTCTATTGAAGTCATTGAAGGTACTTACACTTCAGAGTCTTTTGTAGTTGATTCTTTAGTTCCAAATCAAAAATTTATTTTATCTAACCCAAACATTGATACCTCTACATTAAATGTCTATGTCAGAGATAGTGAAGGATCTAGTGTAGTTAGAAAATTTAATCTAGCAAACACTATTTTTGATGTCGATTCAACATCAAGAGTTTTTTACATTCAAGAAATTGAAGATCAAAGATACGAACTTATTTTTGGTGATGGTATTTTTGGTAAAAAATTAGATAATGGTAATGTTGTTGAGGTTTCTTATAACATAAGTTCAGGTGAGGGATCAAATGGTGCATTGAACTTTAGTTTTGCAGGTAGAATTCTTGATGATCGAGATAGGTTAATAACACAAGATTTTTCACTTGTAAGTACAGATTCTACTTCTCGTGGTGGAAAATCAATAGAGTCTGTGGAGTTTGTGAGAAAGTATGCTCCAAGAATTTACTCTGCTCAAAATAGAGCAGTTACTTCCTCAGATTACGAATCTTTAATTCCCACGATTTATCCGGAGGCAGAATCAGTTTCTGCGTATGGTGGAGAAGAGTTAAATCCTCCAAAGTACGGTAGAGTTTTTATCTCAATCAAACCAATTAATGGGCAATTTGTTTCTAATCAAGTAAAAGATAACATTAAAGCAAGACTTAAAAAATTTAATGTTGCTGGAATTGTTCCTGAGATAGTTGATCTAAAGTATCTTTACATTGAATACGATACCGTAATTTACTTTGATACTAATAGGGCAAATTCAAGATCAGAAGTTCTGAGCATTGTATCAGATAATATTACAAAGTATTCAAACTCATCAGAATTAAATGCTTATGGATCTAGATTTAAATACAGTAAGTTTTTGAATTTGATTGATAGTGGCAATGCAGCAATTACATCAAACATTACAAAGATTAGAATTAGAAGAGATCTGAAAGCAGAATTAAACAAATTCTCTGAGTATGAAATTTGTTATGGAAATGCTTTCCACTTACCAAATTGCAGCACTGGTTATAACATCAAGTCAAGTGCTTTTCGGATTGCAGGAGTAACTGGAAACGTTTATTTGACAGACTTTCCAACTAATAGTAAAAAAGGAAGACTTTCAATTTTCAAAATTGAAAATGGTTCTCCAGTAATTATAAAAAATAATGCTGGATCAATTGATTATGAGAAAGGAGAGATGAAATTAAGTATATTAAATATAACAGGAACACAAAAGATCAAAAATGGATTTAATAGTATTGAAATTTCAGTGACTCCAAAATCTAATGATGTAATTGGATTACAAGACTTATATTTGCAACTAGATATTAGTAACAGTGACTTAAATATTTTAGAAGATAACATTTCTTCTGGTAATGATATTTCTGGTACAAATTATCAGGCAACTTCAAGCTATTCAAACGGTTCCTTAATTAGAAAATAAGATAAAATGTTAGAGAAAAGAGTTAAGATTTCTTCCATTCTGAATAATCAGCTGCCGGAGTTTGTTAGATCAGAATTTCCATTACTATCAGAATTTTTAGATCAGTATTATAAGTCTTTAGAGTCTAGGGGAAATCCTTATGATTTGATGAATAACATCGACCAATATGTTAAGGTCGATAATGTTTCAAATTTGATTAACTCTACTACATTAACTGCTAACGTTGATTTTTTTGATACTGTCATTAATGTAGAATCAACTGCAGGATTTGTAGATAATTATGGTTTGATACAGATTAATGATGAGATTATTTCTTATGAGAGTAAAACTGAAACAACTTTTGAAAATTGTTATAGAGGATTTTCTGGAGTAACCTCATACAATACTAACACGTCAACTGATGAGCTGACATTTTCTCAATCTGAATCTGCAGAGCATTCTTCAGATTCTATTGTAAATAATTTAAATACTATTTTATTATCAGAGTTCTTTAAAAAGGTAAAAACTCAAATTACACCTGGATTTGAAAACAGATCTTTTTCTGAGGACTTAAATGAAAGTCTGTTTGTAAAGCAATCAAATAATTTTTATTCATCTAAAGGAACTAAGGAATCATTTAAAATTTTATTTGGTGCTCTTTATGGGAAACCTGTCGAGATAATTTTACCAAAGGAATATCTTCTAGAACCTTCTGCATCTTCTTATAGAATCACTAAAGATCTTGTTGTTGAAAAAATTGAAGGGAATCCTTTAGATTTAGAAAATAGAACTCTTTTTAATTTAGATGGGTCTAGTGGGACAGTCACATCAGTAGAAGAAATAGAAATTTCTAATCTTTTCAGGGATAGTGTATTTCTGGATGATACATCAGAATTATCTTCAGAAGCACTAACGAAAATTTATTATTTGATTAGTATAGATTTTGACTACGATAAAGATATTGAAACCAGAGGAACAACTACTGGAAATTTTTCTATTAATCCAAAAACAAGATTAGTTACTAGAGCATTTTCTGGTGACACTCATTTAGATGTTGATTCGACGTTGGGATTTCCGAATAGTGGACAACTCATAATCAATCAACCAAACGGTTCTATTGTAAATATTACTTACCAATCAAAAAGCATAAATCAATTTTTTGAGTGTGAAGGAATCGATCAAACAATAAATCCAAGAGAGGAAGTAAAAGATACTTCATATTCATTTGCTATTGATGGTGATGATGAAATAAGAGTTAGAATTACTGGTGTAATTTCAGAATTTGAATACGACGACAATAATAAAAATTTAAGACCTGGAGATATAATTAAGTCATCAACTTTAGGGAAAAGTGATTTAGATTCTCTCAAATTTGATAGTTGGATATATAATGTCTCATCTAGATATGAGATTGAAAGTATTATTGCTTTGGGGGATACTTCAGATAATACTTATCGTATTAAAACTTATGATGTTAATGATTTTAACATCGGAGATAAGTTTGAACTGACAAACACAAATGCCACTGGTGTCGTTCAATCGATCAATAACGAAAACACTTTAGTTATTAGAGGGCAGGGTGAACTACCAAAAGATTCTACAGGAAACTTTATTTTTACTTCTATTCGTAAATTAATTTCCAAACCAGAAATTGTAAATTATCCAGAATTGTCTATTTACAATTCTAATGTTTCAAATACTTACTATGATAGAAATGATGAAAGTGTGTATGTGACATCACCATCACTACCAAATTATAATAATACTAAAATTAGAATTACTGATTTAAGTGCTCTAGTTTCTTCATTTAATAAACATGAAATAAATCTGAGTGTATCTGCTTCGCACTCATTCTTGACTGGGGATCTTGTAATCTTAAAATCCTCCAACTTTCAAGAAATTGGATACGTAAAGAGAATTAATGAAAAAACAATAAAAATTGCAAGAAATAAAGAATCGATTATTTCTAATACTTATTTGGATTTTTCGGATTATTCCTCTGTTGGAGTAAAAGTTGAGTTTTTTAAATTTAATGAATTAAATCCGGAAACTAATTTATTTGAATCAAAACTATTACAACCACAAAAATTAATAAGAAAATTACAATCTCCAATAAACACTAAGGAAAAAAATAATACTATAACTGGTCCAATTGGTCTTTTTATTAATGGTGTAGAAATTCAGAATTATAAGTCTGAGGATAATCTTTATTATGGAGAAATAAAATCTATTGAAGTAACTTCTGGTGGAATTGGTTATGATGTAATTAACCCTCCAGAAGTTTTTATAGATTCATCTTCGGGATCTGGAGCAGTTGCTACTGCTTCAGTATCAGGATCATTAGAAAGAATTGATGTCATTAATTCTGGATTTAATTATTCTAAAACTCCACAAGTTGTTATCAATGGTGGTAATGGATTTGGAGCTATTGCAGAAGCAAATTTAATACAGTATGAGTATTCAAAATCATTAATTGTAAATACTCAATCTATCAGTGGAAATCAGATTACATTTGAAGACGCACATAATTTTTCTGATCTTGAAGAAGTAATTTATGATCCAGGAAATAATGCTACTATTTCAGGATTGTCTACAAATTCAACTTATTACGTTAAAGTTGTAGGTATTACCACAATAAAATTATACTCAACAGAAACAAATTTTTCTGATGATAATTTTATTTCTGTTGCATCTTCTGGTGATTTAGGTAGTCAATCTTTTAGATCAAAATTAAAAAAAAGAAAAGTATCATCTATTAATGTTATTGATGGTGGATCTGGGTATACAAACAAGGAATTAATCGCCTTTACATCAAAATCTCAGATCAACATAGTTTCGGATACTATTTCAATAAAAAATCATGGATTTAAGTATAGAGAAAAAATTGTCTATACTGCAAATGGATCTGCTATTGGTGGACTTTCAACTAATACAACATATTTTGTAAATCCTATTGATAGTGATACATTTAGACTTTATGATATTTCATTGAGTGGAAATGAAGATTTTCTTTTAGAAACAGATCAGTATATTGATTTAACTTCGACTGGCGGAGAAGAGCATGTTTTCAATTACCCACCAATAATAGTTGATATTATTGGAGATTTACAGATTCCAACATTGAATCAATCTTCGGTAGATTTTGAATGTCAGATACAACCAGTTGTTAGAGGTGAAATAAAATCAATATTTGTAAAAAATAGTGGAATTCAATATGGAAATCAGGAAATCATTAATTACCAAGAACAACCAAACATAACGTTTAAGTCTGGCGAAAATGGGGACATTGGTTTAACTATTGAAGATGGAAGAATAACTTCAGCATTCGTTCTAAATCCTGGTGTTGAATACAATTCCCCTCCTACTTTAGTTGTAAATGGTGATGGAAGAGGTGCAGTTTTAGTTCCAATAATACAATCTGGAAGCATTATTGATGTAGTAATATCCTCTAGTGGAACAGGTTATACTAACAGTAGCACTTCTGTAGATGTTTTATCTGCTGGAGAGGAAGCAAAACTTTTCACAAATATTCAATCTTGGAATATTTTAACTCCTAAAAGGTATCCTTCTATTTTAAGTATCTTTAATACAGAAAAAAATGGCGACGATGGTTATTTAATTTCTGGACCTAGAGGTGGTCTTCAGTATACTCATTTTTATGCTAGTAGACCGTTAAGATCACAATTATTAAGTACTTACTTTGGCAATGGAGTTAAATCCTTTATCTCAGACATTTTATCTGATAATCTACAAGAAGGAAACATTTTAGCACACTCTGGAATAATTGGTTGGGCATATGACGGAAATCCAATTTATGGACCATATGCATATACAAATACTGATGGAACTGGTGGAATCAAACTAATTTCCTCAGGATACTCATTAAAAGTTAGTAGTAGTGAAAATAGACCATCTGCAAGTGAATTTGGTCTTTCATTTAATGGAGGGTTTTTCTTAGAAGATTACGAATTTGATAATTCTGGAGATCTTGATGAGCATAATGGAAGATTTTGTGTTACTCCAGAGTTTCCAAATGGAGTATATGCTTACTTCTCAACTTTTGAATCTGAATTAAATGAAGATGGAAATAGAGTACCAGCATTTCCATATTTGATCGGTAATACTTACAAGTCATCACAGATAGAATTTAATTTTGACTTTGCATCAAATCAAGACCAACTTGACATAAGCACTCAAAATTGGTTAAGAAATACAAAACCTTACAATGAAAACAAAGATAGAAGTACTTATGATTATTTCTTAAATTCTTCAGATTTAAATATTGATACTGAAGTAAAATCAGTAATCTCAGGAAAAATTGATAATTTAGTGTTAAAAATTGCCGGAGATGGATATAAAGTTGGTGATAATGTTATTTTGACGGATAGAAAAAAGAAAATTGGAGAAGTATCTAAAATTTCGGGTAAATCTATTGAGAGTATAGGAATTTCATCTATAATCTCAATTCAAGATGCTGAATTATATAAAGAAAATTCGAGTTTTTATGTTGGTTATTCAACTCTGCCTCATAATATAGTAAATGACACTAATGTTAATGTATTTTCTCCCTCAGAATCACCCCAATACTTAAGAGTAAATGTAAATAACAACTCATTTAGGTTATCATCTGGCATTTCATCAATTACAGATACTGGAATCTCTACTTATGTCAGTGTTTCTGGTAACTTATCGGGAGTTAAAGAAAATGACATTTATAGAATTGAAAATGAAGACATAAAAATTCTTTCTGTAGACTTCTTGTCTTCTAGATTTAGAATTTTGAGAGCACAAAATGGAACTAGTGGATTAAGCACTTACTCTTCTGGTTCTATTCTTAAAGAAGATCCTAGAAAATTTACACTGAATTATAAAACTTCAAACACATACAATTCAGAAGTAAATAAAGAAATTTATTTTAATCCTATAGAGTCAGTAGGAATTGGGACATCATTTGGTGTTGGAATAACATCTACACTTTATTTTTCAAATCCAGGTGTAGGTAATACTTCAATTTCAATTCCAACCAGAGCAATTTATCTTCCAAAACACGAATTAAAAAATGGCGATTTACTTTCATATTCTTCAAACATTGGAGATTCTATAGAGGTATCAGAAACTAGTTCTGGAGTGTCTACATCACTCAGTTCTTTTGATTCTCTTTATGCTACTAAATTTACTAATGATACTATTGGTTTATCTACACTCCCTGTTGGATTAAACTCATTAGGTAATTATGCCGGGATAGGTACTATTCCAGCAAATTTATTATTCTTTACTGGAATAGGAACTAATACATATCATAGTTTAAAAACTGCAAAAGATAATGTACTCACTACTGAGTTATTAAAAAATGTAGTTAATGTTTCTCTTGCAGAATCTCATGGTCTTTCTTTATTATCTACTGTTGATGTAGAAGTTTTACCTACAAATACTAAAACTGTAGTAGTAAAATATAATGATACCAATAGAAGATTTGTAGTAGATCCACTAAATGTATCCTCAGTAGATTTAGTGGATAATACTGTAACCATTAATAATCATCAATTGATTTTTGGGGAAAAAGTTTTATTTGAAAAGACTAGTGGATTTGATGGGTTAGTAAATGAAAACCTTTATTATGTGACGCCAGTTGATTCAAATTCATTTAAACTTTCTACTAATCTTTATAACTTAAATAATAAGATTTATGTAGATTTAACGTCTACTGGAACTGAAGGAGTAGTTTCAAAAGTTAATCCCGAAATACAATTAATAGAGTATCAAAAACTAAAGTTTGATCTCTCTGATAGCAGCCTTTCTTATTCTACGGGAGGTTCTTCATTAAAATCTGCATTTGAATTAGAACTTTTCTCTGATGAGAATTTCTTAGATAAAATTTATCCTGCAAATAATACGCAATATAAATTAACGACCAGTGGAGAAGTTGGTGTGGATTCTGATGCTAATCTATCAATAGAAATAAACTCAAATACAAAGAAAAAATTATTTTATAAGTTAAGTCCAATTTTAACTGGAACTAATCCTACCAAAAAAGAATTAATAGTCGATAAAAATCAAATTAACTTCTCTGCAATCAATTTAATTTCAAGTAAATTTAATGGACTTCATGAAGTTACTAATGTTGGAGTAAATACTTTTTCATATGAACTTCAAAATTACCCAGAGAAAGAATCTTATACATCTTCTGAAGCAACATTTAAATATTCTACAACCAATACTAGTTTAACTGGACCGATTTCTGAATTAGTCTTGAAAAATAAAACTATTGAGTTTTCTTCAATTCCGGAACTTTATATAGAAAGTGATTCTGGAAAAGATGGATATGTTTATGCGTCTTCTAATACAATTGGAAAAATAAAAGACTATTACTTCGATTCTATAGGATTTAATTATTCTATCGATCCCACTATTGTTCCTTCTGCAAAAATACCAACAATTTTAGAAGTAAATGCATTATCAGTTTTTGATAGAATTGAAATCTTGACAGCAGGATTTTCTTATATAACAGACACAGATTTAGTTGTGATTGATGGACTGACCAATAAAGTTGTAAATGATGTCAAATTAGAATATATACCCAGTGAAGGAAAAGTAAACATTTTAAAGAATACTTCAGGTATTAATCAAATTCAACCTAAAATAATACCAATTTCAAATTCAAATGGATTAAAAATTACAAATGTAACTTATGATCCTGTACTAAAAAATGTAACCGTTACTTTAGAAACCCAGTTTAGTTCTGTTGAAGATTTCCCATTTACAGTTGGAACAAAAGTATTTGTTGAAGGAGTTGCAATTGATGAACCAGAAATAGGAGTAACTACAAGATCATATAATTCCTCCGATTTTGAATATAAGTTTTTTGAAATTACATCAACCGATCCAAATATAGGTGGAATTAATGCAAACTTTACTTATAGTGTATCTGATCTTATAGGATCGGATGAGATTTTAGGTATCTTTAATTCGGATTTATCTAATCCTCAAGTAATACCAGAATCATACTTCCCAACTTTCAATTCTATACTTAAGCAAAACAACTTTGTTATTAGTGAAAGAATTATTTCAGACAATTCTACAGGGGTCGTTCAGAATTGGAATCCACAGCCAGGAATTCTTATAGTTGCTTCTTCCGACACATTTAAAATTGGCAGTACTTTGATAGGAGAAACTAGTGGAAATAAATCAATTATCCAAGATTCAATAGTATCAAATGGGTATTATAAAATTTCAAATTCTTCTGATAGAAGAAAAGGTTGGAAGTTTGAAAAGGGATTTTTAAATGACACATTCCAGAGAATACATGATAATCATTATTATCAGTATTTTTCATATGTTGTAAAATCAGAAGTTCCTTTTGAAACCTGGAATGATCCAGTTTCTTCATTAAATCATACTTCTGGATTTAAAAAGTTTTCTACTCTTGAAATTCCATCATCTCCAGATATAAGTAGTGGAATTTCTACCAACCAAAATTTAGGATTTATAGGAGCAATTCAGAATTTAGATTCTGTAATTGATTTAGATTGTGTATTTAATTTCGATCTAGCTAGGGAAAATTTATTTACAATTGGAGATTTAACTACCTCAAATCAAATTATTTTCAATAGCAGATTAGTTCAAGATTATAGAGAATCATCTGGAAATAGAGTTCTTGACATTGACAATATTTCAGAATTTTTCAATAGTAGTCCTAGATTTGAACATTTTACTGTAGTTAACAGAAAACATTATTCTGATGTTCGATATGTAAAGTATCTTGTGACTTCTACAGATAAATTATTCTCTAGTGAATCTATGTTTAATATAGTCTCACTAATTCATGATAATTCATTTACCTACATCAATCAGTATGCAAAATTATTTTCCCAAGACGATTTGGGATATTTTGATGCAAGAATTATTTCGGATAACATAGAATTACTTTACTATCCAGATAAATTTAGCATTAATGACTACCATTTAAATGTATGTAGTTTTAATTTGGATGAGACTATTTCTGGAATTGGTACTTTATCTTTAGGTGATGTAGTATCTTTAAATACTCATTCAACGACTTTACCACAAGGAACATCAGGTATTTCTACGATTGTTTCTATTGGAAGCACTTATAGAGCACTCAAACTTCACACTTTAATTTCTGATACGGATAATAATGAATATGAATCTGTAGAAATAAATGTCATTCATGATGACACTGATGTATACATTACTGATTATGCAAGTTTAGAATCTAATTTCTCATCATCGTATGGAACAGGAATAGGAACATTTGATGCTTCTATTTCTGGTTCAAATCTAATAGTTTCATTTACACCAAATGTATCTACTGCTTCTACATATACCATAAATTCATTAACTATTGGAATTGCAAATACCTCTGCAACTGGAGTAGCAACAGAAACAATGTTGCAAAATTACATTGAATCCGAATTCATAGCAATTTCTTCTTCACCATCTCCATCTACAGTAGCAATTTCTTCTTTTGCTGGGAGTGATTATAATTCAGCATACTATGCAGTTTCTATCGAGGACTTGACAAATAGTGAATATCAATTCAGTGAAGTTGTATCTTTGTTTAATCCAGATGCAAATACTTCCAATCAAATAGAATATGGTATTGTAAATACTGGTTCTAATTTAGGTATTTTATCTACCGGAACTATTGGTTCTGGTGTATCCGAAAAAGTTGTATTATTTTTTACTCCGGATGCAAACATTGATTATGAAGTAAGATTATTTAAATTTGTTTTTGGGAGTAGTACTCAGTATGATTTTATTGGAATAGAAACAAATAAATCTGAAATTAAACAAGATTATGGATTATATACTGGAACTCTTAATGATGTCAAAAAATCTTTTAATCTTACCCATAACGATAATCCAATCTTCAAAAAAACATTTGATGGAACAAGCACAGATTATATAGATCTTGATGAAGATACTTTCCTAGTCCCTAATCATTTCTTTAGTACTGGTGAAGAAGTTGTATATAATCAGGGGGGAGCTACTGGATCTCCTATTGGAATATCAACAACAACTATTTCCGGAATAGGTTCTACTGACATTCTTCCATCATCAGTCTATGTCGTTAAGATTAATGATTTAAAAATTAGAGTATCTGGATCTGCTACTGATGCCTTAGCAGTACCTCCTGTTTATCTGGACATTGCAAATGTTGGGGTTGGGGCAAATCATCAGTTTAATTCTAAAAAGCAAAATACAAAAGCACTTATTTCCATTGACAATGTAATTCAATCTCCAGTAGTTGCTACTGCAAAAACTACATCACTTACGACAGACGTAACTACACTCAGTAACATTGTTTCTGTTGATGATGCCTTACAATTATCTGGTGGAGATTTACTTAAGATTAATGGTGAGATTATTAAAATAAACGTCGTTAATTATAATAATATCCAAAATAATGTTTTAGTGACTAGATCTCAATTAGGAACTGAAATTGAAAACCATTTATCTGGGTCTATTGTTAGAAAAGTAAAAGCAAATTATAATATTGTAGACAATACAATTTATTTTGCAGATGCACCTAAAGGAGAAGTCCCTAATGAAAATCCATCTGACCCAGAAGAAGTCGATTTTAATAGCATAAAAACATCTTCTACATTCAGTGGAAGAATTTTCTTGAAATCAGGAGTAGAAGGAACTGGAATAACTCCTTATAGTAATAATTACATCTTTGATTCTGTTTCTGATCAATTTAACGGAATTGATGACACATTCACTATTCAATCTGATGGTCAAGATATTACAGGAATTTCCACTAATAATGGAATTACTTTAATTAGAAGTGTTCTTCAGCAACCTGCGAGAAACAGTACTATTCCAATTCAAGGTTCTTATGATCTCGTAGAGTCTCCAGGAATAACCTCTATAACCTTCACAGGAGACCCTATACAAGCAGTTTATGACACCAATACATCAAGTGTACCTAGAGGAGGTATTATCGTCTCTGTGGGTTCTTCTGCTGGGTTTGGTTATCAACCATTAGTTTCTGCTGGTGGCACTGCTATCATCTCTGGTCTTGGAACAGTTTCCTCTGTTAGTATTGGAAACAGTGGGTCTGGTTACAGAGTAGGAATTCAGACAGTTAATGTGGGTGTTGCCACTGAAATTTCCGAATCTCCTACTATTCAATTTATTGGGACTGCTGTTGTTAATAATGGTAATGTTATTTCCGTAGACATTACTGAAACTGTAGGTGGATTTATATCATCTATGCCTCCAACGATAGTATTTGATACTCCATTACCTTATTCAAATTTACCGTTAACTTATAGTTCTTCTACTCCACAATCTGGTGTTGGAACTCAAGCAACTGTAAACATTCAAGTAAGTTTGGATAGTAGTGTTCTTAACTTTGAAATACAAAATTATGGGTATTCATACAAAAAAGATGACATTCTCACTGTCCCTATTAATGGGTTAGAAGGAATTCCGACAGATTCTTCATTATCATTCCAAGAATTCCAAATCTCCATCGAAGAAACATATGAAGATGAAATTTCTTCTTGGCATTTTGGTAAGATAATTTCTATTGACCCGATTAATGATTTAATAGATGGTACTAGGAGATTTTTCCCTCTTAAAATTGATGGAAAACAAGCTTCATTCGAAGCAAAACCAGGATCTAATCTCAATCTTGCAAACAACTTAATTATCACCATTAATGATGTCCTCCAAGTTCCGGGAGAATCTTATGTGTTTAATGGCGGAAGTGTGATTGAATTCATAGAAGCCCCTCAATCTTTTGATGACTTGTCATCAAAACTTACTAATGTATCAACTTCGAAAATTTTATTCTACGAAGGAACAAACGAAATTGACGTTCGGGATGTTGATATTTTAGGAAATGTAAAGGTTGGTGATAGTCTTAGATTAGATTCAGATGATCAAAATCTGAAGGAAAAATCTAGAATTATTAATGAAATTATTTCATCAGATGCAGTTAGAACTAATGTTTATTCTGGTAGAGGAATTTCGGATAATGAAAATCTTTTTAGAAATGCAATATGGTGTAAGCAAAGAAATGATTTGTTCTTATCTTCAGCATCTTTTGTTGGATCAGCAAGTTCTTCTAGAGGATTTGTGGTTTCAAAGGCAAGAGAATCATTATCGCCATCCATAAATCCAACTGCGTATTTGATAAAAGATCTTTCTATTAGTGATAATGAACTATTTGTTGATAACTTAAAGACTTTCTTCGATAGTTTTGATGAACTTGGTGCAATTGACAATACATTTAAAACTATAAAAATCTTTAATCAAGATAATTTAGTTTCATGTGCTGCTACTGCCGTAGTATCATCGACAGGAACTATAACTTCCATAGAAATTAATGAGAGTGGTGTTGGTTATAGCACAACACCTTCGGTTATTATTTCTTCCCCAGTTGGACTTGGAACGACTGCTACTGGAACTGCTACATTGTCTGGTTCTTCAGTTTCTATAATAAATCTTACAAATTCTGGTTCTGGTTATACTTCATCTACACCACCATCAGTTCTTGTTGAATTTCCAGAAAGAACTTTTGAAACTATCACAAAAGTAGAATATGAAGGTGATTTTGGAATCGTTACTGGAATTGGAACTACTTCTATTGTTGGAGTCGCTTCTACTGGAATTGTTTTTGACCTGTTTATTCCAGAAAATTCATTTATAAGAGATTCTGAGATAACAGGTTCAGCATCTACTTCTATAAGTGGAATCCAAACAGGATACTATTTTACTATTAGAGATAGTAATGTTGGATATGGATTAACCTCACTTGACGAAAGTAATAATGTGATTGGAATTGGATCTACTTTTATAGATAATGTTTATAGAGTTTCTCAAGTTTCTATTGCACAAACTACAGTTTCTGGTGTAGGAACTACCTCAATTGCACAAGTAGTTGTAAGTGTTTCGGATTATAATGGATTAGTAAGTTTAGGTCAAACTTATTATTATGGCGATTACAGTTGGGGTAGAATTAGTAATTTGACTAGATCTAATGAAAAACAATTTGATGTATATCAAAATGGAATTTCTGGAATTGAGACTTCTGCAATTATCCAGAGATCTAAACCATTAAAGAATGATCTTTATTCTTCATAAATAAATAAATAAAAAAACTATAAAAATGTCGGCAATTATAACTGATCAGTTAAGAATATTGAACGCTAGTAATTTTGTATCTAAAGTTACTAACTCGGATGATAATTCTTACTATGCGTTTATTGGATTGCCAAATGCTACTGAATATGCTTCAGATTGGGATGTTGTTCCACCAGCACCTAAAGACTCTTTTGATCAAGAAAATGATTATTGGGATACTATGATAGGGTTGTCAAAAATCCTACCTCAAGATGCATCTCAAGTTGTAAAAAAGAATGAATGGGAATCTGGATCCATTTATGATATGTATCGCCATGATATAACATCATCAAATATTTCTCCTCAGTCTGGAGCAACAAGTCTCTACTCTTCAAATTATTATGTAATTAATGAAGATTTGAATGTTTATATCTGCTTAGATAATGGAGCATCCCCAGAGAATGATTTCAAAGGAAATCAATCTTTAGATGAACCTACATTTATTGCATTAGAACCAAGAAAAGCAGGTAACAGTGGAGATGGTTATGTTTGGAAATATCTCTATACTATTAAACCAAGAGATTTAATAAAATTTGAATCTGTATTCTACATGCCCACACCAAAAAATTGGGCAACAAATACAGACACTCAAGCAGTTAAAAACCATGCTTCTTCTAGTGGACAATTAAAAATTGCAAAAATTAGAAATAGAGGAGTAGGTGTAACATTTACTTCAGGTAATACGATCACAGATGTTCCAATTAAAGGAGATGGATCTGGTGCTTTTGCTACGGTAATTTTAAATAGCGACCAGAAAGTTGAAAGTGTTGTTATTTCTAAAGGGGGTTCTGGTTATACTTTCGGGACACTTGATTTGGTATCCAGAGGAGTAAGTATTCAAGATACTGCTCCAGTATTTGATGTAATTATCCCACCAAAAGGTGGTCATGGATTTGATATTTATAATGAACTTGGAGCATCAAATGTTCTTCTTTATACCAGAATTGAAAACACCACAGAAAATCCTGATTTTATTACAGGAAATCAAATCTCAAGATTTGGTATAGTCGAAAATGCATTAAAATATGCATCTTCAGAAATTCTAGAAGATTCGACAGTAAGTTCGTTGTATGCATTAAAATTAAAATCATTAAACACCCAATCTACAAATTTTTATAAAGAAGTAACAATTAACGCAGATTCTTTCTTTACTCAAACATTAGATACTAATGTAACTGCTGTTGGTAGAGTAATTTCGTATGATAAGAATACGGGAGTATTAAAGTATTGGCAAGATAGAAGACTTGTAGGATTTAATACTGATGGAAGTAGAAATTCTTCTCCGTCTTATGGATTTAATTTAGAAAGATTTACTGATGCTCCAACTTCAAATGGAAGTGTTGAAATAAACTTTGAAAATAGTGTAGATTTACAGATCAATGTTGATTTTGATGGTTCAACTGAGACAATAAATAATAATACATATCAATTAGGACAATCCTTTATTAAAGGAGTTTCCAATCCAGAAGTTGAGAAGTATTCTGGAAACATAATTTATGTTGATAACAGACCTTCTATAACTAGGTCATCAAATCAAAAAGAAGATATTAAAGTAATTTTGCAATTCTAAGGAAGCATGTCACAGGAAACCAATCTCAACGTCTCACCTTACTTTGACGATTATGATCCTCAAAAAGATTATTACAAGGTATTATTTAAGCCAGGATATCCGGTTCAGGCTAGAGAATTAAATACTCTACAATCAATTGCACAAAATCAAACTGAACAGTTTGGTAAGCATTTATTTAAAGAAGGGTCTGTAGTTATACCTGGGCAGTTAAAATATGAAAATCCATTGTATGCTGTTCAGATTGAATCAGAATACAATGGTATTCCTGTGTCTGTTTACTTTAATGATCTTAAAGGAGTAAAGATAAAAGGTCTAACCAGTGGTGTTAGTGCAGAAGTAGTAATTCTCTTAACTGATACAGATTCAGAAAAAGGAAATTATACATTATATGTAAAATATCTTGGTAGTGGTGGTGATAATTTTGACACCAAAACTTTCTCAAGTTCAGAAACTTTAATCTTAGAATCTGACGTTTCTCTTGGGAATAATACTTTTATTCAGACGGGTGAAGGTTTTGCTAACACTATTTCAGAAAATGCTATATCTGAAGGTAGTGCTGTAACTGTATCTGAAGGTGTCTACTTTGTAAGAGGAGTTTTTGCTAGAGTAGAAACACAAACAATTTTACTAGACCAGTATGGAATTAATCCATCATATAAGGTTGGATTTGATGTATTAGAAACTATTGTAAATTCTGATGAAGATGATACTCTATTCGACAATTCCAAAGGATTTTCCAATTTTGCTGCTCCTGGTGCAGATAGATTTAAGATAGAACTTAAGTTTTCAAAAAGAGAAATTGATGACTTAAATACAGATTCTTTTGTAGAAATTCTTAGAATTAATGGAGGAACTCCACAATTTTTTGATGAAAATCCACAGTATAATTTAATCAGAGAAGAATTAGCAAGAAGAACTTTTGATGAATCTGGAGATTATTTCGTAAAACCATTTACTGTTAATGTTAGAGACAGTCTTAACGATAGAGTATTAAATAGAGGAATTTATTTCGAAGAACAGACTACCGTAGAAGGAAATAATCCATCTGAAGACTCAATGGTTTATCAGATTGGTCCAGGAAAGGCATATGTCAAAGGGTATGATGTAGAAACGATTTCTCCTACATTAATAGATGTAAAGAAAACAAGAACTACAGAAAAATCTCCCCAAATTAACTTACCATATAATTCGGGAACGTTAGCAATTTTAAATAATGGAACTGGCGCTCCATCAATAGGACTTGGGACTGATGCTGTTGTTTATCTTCAGAGTGAGCGTAAGGGTTTAGACCCTGACGTACAATCTGGCACTACTATTGGTGTTGCAAGAGTTTATGATTTTGTTCCAGAAAGTGATTATGTAGATCAAACAAGTAGATTAGAGTTACGTCTTTTTGATATAAGAACATACACTACTATCGGATTAACCACTTCAATTTCTGAAGGATTATCATTACCCGCATTTATTAGAGGCAAAAATAGTAACGCTACTGGATATCTCAAAACTGCTTTGGGATCTTTAGATACAGAGATGACTTTATATGAAACTACAGGCAATTTCCTAGAAAATGAACAGATAGTTATTAATGGAATTGATAATGGTAGATTAATAAACTCTGTAACTGATTATTCTGTTTCTGATATTAAGTCTGTTTATGGAACAAATTCTGTAGGATTATCTACATTTAATGCAGATTTAGTTCTTTCGAGAAGATCATATACTGCAAATCCAGGAACAACTTTTAAAGTAGATAATGGTGTTGTCTCTGTTGGATTAGATACTAAATTTACCAATGTAGTAAACGTAGGTGATATTGTTTCTTATGCAAGTACTGAATTTACTGGTGATCCTATCTACAATAGAGTAACTGCTGTAGGTGCTTCAGGAACAAACTTTACAATTTCTTCAATTACTGACGTAACTGGAGTTTGTAATGGTACTCTTCCTACTGGATCTTTTGAAGTAACTAATATTCTTAAGTATCAACCAAGTTTAAATTCTAGAAATAACTCATTTTTAACAAAACTAAATCATGAAAATGTCTCTCAAATTAGTTTAAATGAGACTGAAATTATTCAAAGAAGAACTTTTAATGTTGCAAGTTTTACTGGTTCTTCTTTTAGTATTGATATAGATGCAGATGATACTGATTTATTTTTTGAATCTTTTGATGAAGATAGATATTTGATCTCTTATGAGGATGGCACTACAGAATTAATGAGACAAGATAAGTTTTTATTGTCACTTGATGGTAAAACTGTAACTTTTAATGGTTTATCAAAATCAAGTGGAAGTAATACTGAAGTTATCACTACAGTCAAGAATATAAAACCAAACTCAAAGAATAAAAAATTAAATAAAGTTGGCAAGATAACTATAGAAAATTCTTCATTAGTTTCTTCTGGCATTGGAACAACTACTTTAAACGATGGACTATCTTACAGTAATGTGTATGGAACTAGAGTACAAGATAACGAAATTAGTTTAAATGTTCCTGATGTTGTTAGGGTTTTGGCAGTTTATGAGTCTGATAATACTTTTAATCCAACTCTTTCGCAATTACAACTAACTGGTTCTTCTGGAAATTCTAATTATATTGTTGGTGAACGTATAGAAGGAAAATTATCAGGTGCTATTGCAATAGTAACTTCTAAAGTTAGTGTAGATAAGTTAGAATACACTTATTTGAATACTAGTCAGTTTTCTTTGGGAGAGATTGTTTCCGGGAAAGATTCTGAAGAAGAATCAATAGTATCTGCAAAAATACTTTCAAGTAAAAATATTACTCAAAACTTTGATTTTGATGATGGGCAGAGAGATACATTTTATGATTTCTCCAGAATTATCAGAAGGCAAGGTGTAGAATCTCCCAAAAAGAAATTAACAGTTATATTCCAAAACTATACTATTGACTCTTCAGATACTGGAGAATTTATTACAGCAAATAGTTATTCTCAAGAGAACTTTAAGCATGATGTTGGTTTTTATCAAGGTTCGAGATTAACTGATTTTGTTGATATTAGACCAAGAGTTGCTCCATATACATTAACAAATAAATCTCCATTTGAATTTGATTCAAGAAATTTTGCGTCTGATGGACAGTATTCTGATTACATTTTGGTGCCAAATGAAAATATTCTTTTAGACTATGAGTTTTATGTTGGTAGAATTGATACTATCTTCTTAAATCCTGATGGACAGTTCCAGATTCTTTCTGGTGAACCATCAGCAAATCCACAACCAGCAGAATCTATATCTACTGGATTAAGTATTGCCACAGTGTTCATTCCTCCATATGTATTCAATACAAAGAATATAAATGTCTTTATGTCTGTGCATAAAAGATATAGAATGCAAGACATCTCATTATTGGAAGATAGGATCCATAGAGTAGAAAGATTTACTACTCTTTCTATGCTTGAATCCAAAACTGAAAACTTTATGATTAAAGATGCAGAAACTGGATTAGATAGATTCAAGTGTGGATTCTTTGTGGATAATTTCAGTAATCATCAGTATCATAATTTATTAAATCCTAATTTTAAAGCAGCAATTGATACATCATCAAATACATTAAGACCAAAACATTATACAACTTCATTGGATCTTCAATTAGGTTCAGAAGTCATTGAGGGATTTACCAGTACATTTACACCAAATGCAGATTCTAGTTTTGTCTCTGATTTGGGATCTGTAAATGTTAGAAAGACGGGTGATCTGGTTACTCTAAACTATGATTCTGTTCTTTACTTTGAGCAACCATACGGAACTAAGACTGAAAGTGTTACTCCATTCTTAGTTAGATACTGGCAAGGAACTATTCAACTTAATCCTTCAATTGATGTTTGGTTTGATGAAGTTGCCAGAGAAACAAATGCTACTCAAGAAGTCGTCAATCGTGTTGAAAGAGAAGATGAAAATATCACAGTTATCAATAATGTAACTGTAGATAATGAAGTTTTTGTTGGTGGTGCAGGTCAAGTTCTACCAAATCCACAAACAGGAGTTGCACCTTTTGATTGGATTCAAAATGCAAAGGATTTACTTATTGGCGTGTCTAGATTAGGTGGTAATAATGTTGCATTTGATAACAATAGAAACTCATCTAATATTAGGACTTCAGGCACGGGCGAGAGGCGAAATGTTATTGGTAGTGATATTATTCATTTGAATGTATGGAAAAGAAGGGTTGATCAACAATCTAGGAACTTAATTAATCAACTTCTCCCTCCAGATGCAGCTACTCAATTCTTAACTGCTATTGATGCCAACAATGGGAACGCCAGAGCGGTTATAAACTTTATCCCTCAAACTGGTTCTGCTACTGTCACAGAAACTAACACTACAACTACAGAATCGACTAGTGATGTATCAACGATTATAATTCCAGAAGAAATTATAACAGATACAAATACAGAAACATCAACTGAAAACTTTACAGAAGAAATTAGATTCCTTAGAAGTAGAAACATTGAATTTGATGCAACAGGATTAAGACCAAGAACCAGATTCTATCCTTTCTTTGAGGGTATAGACGTAAGCAATTATGTTATTCCAAAATTATTAGAAGTTGAAATGATTTCTGGTAGTTTCGTTGTAGGAGAAACTGTAATTAGTGATCCCGTAAGAAGTGTTTCTAAAGAAATTTCATTCCGACTATGTACCCCAAATCATAAATCAGGTCCTTTTGATGGAACTGGAGATGGAACTCTCTTTAAATTAAATCCTTATACCTTACAATCTTTTGAAAGTACATATACGGCATCATCTACACTCCTCAATGTAGATACCAAATCATTAGAATTACAGCAAGAATCGGAATATTATGGTTGGATTGAAGAAAACATGAGGTTGATTGGTAAGGATTCTGGTGCTGTGGCAGAAATTAAATCCACTAGATTAGTCTCTGATAATAGTGGAAGACTTATAGGTTCATTATTTGTTGTAAATCCAAATGTCCCAGAAAATCCAAGATGGATTAATGGAGAAAATACTTTTACACTAATTGATACTCCTTCTCTAAATGAGTTAACTCAAGTATTTAATAAATTTACACCAAATCAGAGAATTAATGAAAGTGGTGGTGAGGCAGAATTTACGTCTGCAGGAACTCTTAGTATAACTCAAACAAACATTCTCTCGACCAGAAATGTAACAGTTCTCAGTTCATTTAATAGAAATACAAATAATATTACAAACACCACAACAAATACTACTACAACAACTATATCTGGTGGTAATGGTAGTGAGAGCAGTACTGATCAATTCACTGTTTGGGAAAACCACGATCCATTAGCGCAATCTTTCTATGTTAGAGATAACACTGGAATTTTCTTAACTGATGTTGAGGTGTTCTTTGAAACTAAAGATGAGGAACTTCCTGTAACACTTCAAATTCGTCCAATGATTGCTGGTGTTCCTAGTAATGAAGTTGTACCTTTCTCAGAAGTTACACTTGATCCAGATCAGATAATTCTTTCTTCTGATGGCAGTGTTCCTACTAAATTTACTTTCTCATCACCGGTATATCTTCCTGGACCACAAAGTCTTGAGGTTCGTTCTGCTCCAATTGCAAGTCAACAAAGTTCTGTATTTTCTGTAGTTCTTTTATCAGGAAGCCCTAATTATAGGGTATACATTGCAGAGTTAGGTCAAAATGACATTGAAACTGGTATAAAAATTTCCAAGCAATCAACTTTAGGTAGTTTGTTTAAGTCTCAGAATGGTTCTACTTGGACCCCCTCCCAATTAGAGGACTTAAAATATAGACTATACAGAGCAGATTTTACAACTAATCTAGGTCTTGTTAAATTCTTTAATCCAAAACTTGGTCTCGGAAATAAAAAAGTAACTGTAACTGGGACTAATCAGTTTTTACCTCTTTCTAAGAAAATTATTGTTGGTTTAGGTTCTGATGGTTACGATGCAACTGGTCTTGTTGAAGGGGCATCATTAGTTCAAGGAACTGCAACTGGAAATCTAGTTGGTCTTGCCGGAAGCGTAACTACTTTATCAGTAATTAATACAGGAACTGGTTATACTACTGGAACATTTACTGGTGTTGAGTTAGAAACTGATACTGGAGATGGAACTGGTGCTATTGCTACTTTAGAAATAGATTCTTCGGGAATTGGAACAGCAACAATTACTAATGGAGGATTAAACTACTTAGTTGGCGACGTTCTTTCTTTACCATCAAGAGAATTTGGACTTGATGTTGGATTTGGTGGAAAGGTTGGAGTTACCTCAATTTCTGTAATTAGCAATACACTAGTCATTGATAATGTCCAAGGAGAATTTGAAGTCGGAATTACTTCAATCTCTTATGTTAGTGGAGTAGGAACAAATGTATCTACTGGAGCAACAGTTTCTTCTATTATTAATGACCCTTATTATGATGGTCTTCACATGAAGATTACTCAATTAAATCATGGAATGCATTCTTCAGAAAACTATGTAAAGATTGAAAAAGTAAGACCACTTCTTTCAGAAGTCAATAGTACTCTCTCATCTGACATTACCACTACAGATACTATATTATCTTTAGATTCTGTATTTGGATTTGGCACATTTGAAGGTCAGACAGTTAGTGGATCTTATCCTGGATACATAATTGTCGGAAATGAAGTAATGGAATATACAAATATAAGTGGAAATAGTCTCACAATAAACACTAGAGGAGTAGATGGTACTCTTGCATTTAGTTATTCTTCTGGAACAAGAGTAGCAAAATATGAATTCAATGGAGTTTCTTTGAGAAGAATTAATAAAGTTCATAATTTTGCTGAGGTTGATCGTACTAATCATCCAACTACATTGAATTCTTACTTTATTAAAATTGATAATTCGGACACTGATTTTGAAGGTAGTGTGATTGGAAAAAATAGATCTATCATATCAAAACTATATTTTACAAATACTGAAAAAACAGGACGAACTGGATCTCATCTTTCCAATAATATTCAGTATGAAGCAATTACTCCAAAGATTACAAATATGCTTCCTGGAAAAACTACAATTAAATCAAGAGTAAGAACATTTAGTGGAACTAGTATTTCTGGTAGTGAAAAGTCTTTTATTGATAATGGATTTCAAAACCTCAACTTAGACCAAATTAATTACTTAGGAGCACCTTGTTTAATTTGTTCCCAAGAAAATGAAAGTAGATTTATTACTGATTCTCCAGGGAACCGTTCACTTTCCATTGAACTTGATTTAAATACTACTGATTCTAGAGTATCACCGGTAATAGACACAGTTCAAACTAATGTTGTATTAACATCAAACTTAATTAACAGTCCAACTGGAGGAGTTAATGAAAATGCTAATTATAAAAACGATGAATTAGTTAGAAGTCTCAATGATGATAATCATGCGTGCATTTATCTTTCAAAACCAATTAGGTTGAAAATTCCAGCAAATTCAATAAAAGTTATCCTAAAAGCATTGCACATGAGAGATAATGACATTAGAGTTCTTTATCAACTTTATAGAGATGATGCTCCAGAGTCAGCAATGAATTATGAACTGTTCCCTGGATTCTCTAATTATAGGGTTGATGGTGATGGAATTAAGAGGGTGATTGATCCATCGCAAAGTGATGGAACTAATGATTCTAAAGTTATAATTGGAGATGATCCTACTTTCAAAGATTATGAGTATTCTGTAGATGATTTGCCTGAGTTCAATTCCTTTGCAATTAAAATTGTATTGGCAAGTGAAAATCAAGCATTAGTTCCTCAAGTTAAAGACCTGAGAGCAATCGCTACCATTAAACCTAAGTTATAATTATGGATTATGTTAAAGTAAAGGATAAAGACTATCTCATTAGAGAAGTTGAATCTAACGGGATAGTAAGTACAGATTATGAAAACTATAAAAAGTATATTGAATCTTATAAGCAAAAATTATCTGAGACTAAAAAAATAAAAGATCTTCAAGAAGAAGTTTCTTCAATTAAAGAAGATCTTGGTGAAATTAAATCTTTATTAAGGAGTATTGCAGATGGATCCAAATAACATTGAATTAGATACAGTATCCAAATCTTTTGAATATGAGAAAATTGCTAGAGACATAGATAGTATAGATGATTTAGATGCTTTGAAAAATGTAGCAAAGTCTTATCTAAAATTATACTTCAAACAGCAAGAAGTCGTATTTAAACTATAATGGCACAACCATCTACCCGACAAGAATTAATAGATTACAGTTTAAGAAAACTGGGCGCTCCTGTTTTGGAAATTAATGTTGCAACAGAGCAAATTGAAGATCTTGTAGATGATGCAGTTCAGTATTTCCAAGAAAGGCATTTTGATGGTGTTTATGCTACTTTTTTAAAGTATCAAGTAACACAGGAAGATATTGATAGAGGTAGAGCAACAGGATTATCTGGAGTTGGAATATCATCAATTTCTACTGTTGGAGCTGGAACTACTTTCAATTATTATGAAAATGGTAATTATCTTCAGGTTCCTGATTCAGTAATTGGAGTAAATAAAATTTTTACTTTTGGAGGTTCTAATTCAGTCTCATCTGGAATGTTTAGTATTAAGTATCAGTTGTTCCTAAACGACATTTATTATTGGGGATCAACTGAACTTCTTACTTATGCGATGACTAAAACGTATTTGGAAGATATTGATTTTTTATTGAATACTCAAAAACAAATAAGATTTAACAAAAGACAAGATAGATTATATTTAGACATTGATTGGTCTAGTGTATCAGTGGGAGATTATTTTGTAATTGATTGTTATCGAATGATGAACCCAAATGATTACTCTCAAGTTTGGAATGATTCATTCCTTAAAAAATATCTTACTTCTTTAATTAAACGTCAGTGGGGACAAAATTTAATTAAGTTTCAAGGAGTAAAACTTCCGGGAGGAGTTGAGTTGAATGGAAGGCAAATGTATGATGATGGACAAAGAGAACTTGATATGATAATGGATCAAATGTCTTCAACTTATGAACTTCCACCCTTAGACATGATCGGATAAATTAATGTTAAATCCATTTTTTCTGCAGGGTTCAGTCGGAGAACAGGGTCTAGTTCAAGATCTAATTAACGAACAATTAAAAATTTATGGTGTTGAGGTTTATTATCTTCCTAGAAGATACGTGACTGAAAAAACCATTATGAAAGAAGTTGTTGAATCAGAATTCAGAAACGCCTATCCAATTGAAGCTTATGTAGATAATTATGATGGATACGGTGGGCAAGGAACTCTACTTTCTAAATTTGGTATACAGGAAATTGATGACCTCACTTTAATTATTTCGAAAGAAAGATACGAAAATTATATTGGACCATTGTCAAAAGATATACCTAATACAAAACTTACCAGTAGACCTAAAGAAGGTGATTTAATCTATTTCCCATTAGGTGATAGATTATTTGAAATCAAGTATGTTGAACATGAACAACCATTTTATCAACTCAAAAAAAATTATGTTTATGAATTAAAGTGTGAACTATACAGGTATCAAGATGAAGACATTGATACAGATATAGAATTTATTGATGATAATACTAAAGACATTGGTTACATTCAGACATTACAAATGATTGGTGCAGGTTCTACTGCAACTGCAATCACTAGCATCGTTAATGGTGCTGTCCAGTATGCGGATGTTACTAATAGAGGAAAAGATTACTTAAGTGTACCTAGAGTAGCATTCTCAGCGGCACCTGATGGTGGTACAACTACTGTAGGGGTTGCTACTATGCTGGGAGGTCTCATTTCCTGCACTCCTGACGATAGAAATAAACTTATGGTTCAAGGTGTTGAAATTAGTAATCCAGGTTCTGGATACACCGTAGCACCTAAAGTTCTTTTCTTTACTGATGGAGATCCAGGTTCTGGGGCAGAAGCAACTGCATACATTAATGATGGAATTGTAGGAATTGTTACTATAACTGATGGTGGCGGAGGATATATAACACCTCCACCAGTTTCTTTTGTTGGAGTTGGATCTACTTCTCCTGAAGTATATGCTGTTGTAAGTGCTGCTGGAACTATTAGTCAAATAAGAATTATTAATGCTGGTTATGGTTATACAGAAACTCCAACAATAGTTATTGGTGATCCAATTTCTTTTGGAGGTTCTGGATCTTATGTTTATAATGAGATTGTTACAGGTTCTTCGAGTGGTGTTACTGGAAGAGTTAAATCTTGGAATGCTGTTACAAATGTCCTAGAAGTTGCTAACATAAACGGAGACTTTATAAGTGGAGAATCCTTAGTTGGTGAAGAATCTGGAGCATCTTACTCATTAATAATACTAAATACAGATAACCTAGAAGATTCTGGAGATTCTACAAATAAATCTGGTCAATACGAAGATAATAACCAAATTCAAATTGAAGCAGATGGTATTTTAGATTTCACAGAGAGAAATCCTTTTGGAATGCCTTAAAATTATTGTAAATAGAGACAATGTTTGAATATTTTTATCACGAAATTCTTAGAAGAACTGTAATTGGTTTTGGAACTTTGTTTAATAACATTATTATTAAACAGCGAAATAGTTCTAATCAAATTGTATCACAAATTAAAGTTCCTCTTGCGTATGGACCTACTCAAAAATTTCTTGCGAGATTAAATCAATCTCCAGATGATTTGAATAATCCAACTCAGATTACTTTACCTAGAATGTCATTTGAGTTTACTGGACTTAATTATGATTCTTCTAGAAAAGTTACTACTACTCAGTCATTTTTAGTTCCATTAAAAACTGATAGTTCTAAAGTAGCTAAAGTTTTTATGCCAGTTCCATACAACATGGAATTTGAACTGAGTATTATGACAAAGCAGAATGATGATGCTTTACAGATCGTAGAACAAATTCTTCCGTACTTCCAACCAGCATATACAGTAACTATAGATTTAGTTGATTCTATTGGAGAAAAAAAAGATATTCCATTTACTCTAACGAATATTAATTTTGATGATGATTATGAAGGAGATTTCAGTTCCAGAAGAGCATTAATTTATACTCTTAGATTTACTGCAAAAACATATCTCTTTGGACCAGTTCCTTCAGATTCTTCCAAAGACATTATCAAAAAGGCATCTATTGGTTTTGTTTCTGGAGATTCAAACGGTTCTATCAGAGATGTTACTTATAGAACAGAACCTGTTGCAACAAAAAGTTATACCAATAACATAGCAACAACACTCTCTAGTGATTTAGAGATTTCTACTGACATCTTTAATGTAGGTGATGCTTCTCAATTGATCGTGAACGAATACATTACTATTGATTCAGAAACTATGAAAATTACTGCTATTGATGGTACAGAAATTCAAGTAGAAAGAGGTTCTTATGGAACTCCAATTACTCAGCATGTACTTGGAACTGATGTTAAACTTATCACGTCCGCAGATAACGACCTCATAGAATTGGGCGATAGTTTTGGATTTGATACTACATTTTAAATATGAAAGATCAATTTGACAATCTAAATGAAGTTTTTAAAACGAAGGATGATGAGCATGTGGAATTAAAAAACGTTGAAGTTGAAGCAAAAGTTATTGATAATAAGGTTAAAGATGTTGTTGTAGATATTGATAAAGATTACAACTATACCAGAGGTAATCTTTATTCAATTATCGAAAAAGGTCAAGAAGCACTTGATGGAGTTTTAGAACTTGCACAAGAAAGTGATTCTGCCCGTGCGTATGAAGTTGCTGGGCAACTTATTAAGAGTGTTGGTGATGCTACAGATAAGCTATTAGACCTTCAAAAGAAACTTAAGGATCTTGAAGAAGATAAGGGATCGAAAGGACCTACTAATGTCACTAATGCTTTATTTGTAGGTTCTACAGCAGAATTATCTAAACTCCTAAAGCAGAATAAAGAAAAATAATAAATAATAATTGTAGATAATACTTACTACCTATGCTTAGTGAAGGCAATAAAAGTGGAGATTCTTCTCTTCGCGACTGGTTTGGAAAGAGTAAGTCTTCTGATGGAACACCCGGTTGGGTTCAATTAGGTGGTAAGTATGCAGGTAAACCCTGTGCAAAGCAACCGGGACAGACCACAAAACCAAAGTGTGGTTCTTCAAAAATGAAGAGAGACCTAAATAAAGACGAAGAGGATGCAGCATTCCGCCGTAAAAATGCTGAAGATCCAAATCCAGATAGAAAAGGGAAAGCAAAAAACGTGGCAACTGAAGGAAAAGAAGAACTCCGTTATTGTCCAAAATGCAAAAAGGCAGAAAAAAGATCTGATTGTGCATATGGAACAAGTTATTGGGACAATAATGCTGAACCAGTAACAGTGGAAGAAGGCAAAAAAGATGCTTGCTACAATAAAGTAAAGTCACGTTATAAAGTTTGGCCAAGTGCTTATGCATCTGGTGCATTGGTTAAGTGTCGTAAGAAAGGTGCAGATAACTGGGGTAATAGCACTAAAAAGGAAGAGTTTAGTCCTGCACAAATTGCTGCATTGGAAGCAAATGGATTCGTAGAACTTGACGAAGAAGGTAAGAAGTGCTGGAAAGGTTATAAGAAAACAGGAACTCAGAAACTCTTCGGTAAGACTTACAACCGTTGCGTAAAAGAAGGTTCATTTACTATTGACCCTAAAGAACACAATAAAGAAAAGCGTGCTGCAAAGATTGGCAATCTTGCCAGAAACACTTCCAATCCAGGAGAAAAAGCAGCAGCAGAAAAGAAAGCAAAGGGTCCAAAACTTTATGGTGAAAACACTACCATTGAAGATGCAAATGGAAACACTTTTATTGAAGTAATTGATGTTATTAATCCAGATCCTTTAGTATCTAAAGTTAATGAAGCAGTAAGACTTCCAGCAAAAACGGGAAACATTGTTGCAGTTAGTTTTGGATGGAGAGGAAGATACTACAGCATTAGAATTTTCTTCCCTCATACAAAAGTACCCAACAAAGCAGAAGTACAGAACGAAATTAATAAGGTTTATCCAGGAGCAAGAGTTTATAACTTTATGGTTTCTGACTATGAACCAGGACAACCGTTACTTCAAGTAACTGAAGGTGCTGCTTGGACTAAGAAAGCAGGTAAGAATAAAGAAGGTGGACTCAATGAAAAGGGACGTAAGTCTTATGAAAAAGAGAATCCTGGTTCTGACCTGAAAGCACCTAGTAAAAAGAAAGGTAATAAGAGAAGAGCATCATTCTGTGCAAGAATGAAAGGTATGAAGGCAAAACTAACTTCTGCCAAGACTGCTAGAGATCCCGATAGCAGAATCAATAAAAGTTTGAGATCTTGGAATTGCCGATGAAAAACTTTAAACAATTCATTTCAGAGTCAGTCAATATTTCTGGCGACTTCAACGGAAACCTATACATCAACTCTCAAGATCAACAATCTCAAGAGGAAGTTGGTGAGAGTTATGTTGCCGATATAACTTGGCAAAATAGCATATATAGAATTGAGATGGTAACAAAGACTGGAATACCATCAAAGCAGGAATTGGCTGAAAAACTTCAGAGTGAATATCCTGGTGCAATGGTACATAACATCTATCCAGCAGAAGAAAAGAACTTTAATATTAAAACAGCAAAAAGATACCACCCTTCAAAACTGGAATGGATTGACTGATTATGGCACAGTGGAATAAGAATACACAAGACTTTCTAAATCAAGAAAGAAGTCTCTTTGAGGTTAATGGGGTTGCAACAAGGGACGGAAGAATAGTAGATAACATTAACAGATTTCCTGTTAGTGTAAATCCAGATGCTTTTGGAAGAACAAGAGTATCAAGTCCATTAACTTTATTTGATTCTTCACACAGATTTGCCGACAATAATCTTTGGAGCACGGCAACTGTAACTGGAGGATCTACCAGTTTTAATGCTAGTCAAGGATTAGTTGATTTAACAGTAACTACTGTAGCAAACGCAGAAGTAGTTAGAGAAACAACAAAGGTATTTTCTTATCAGCCAGGAAAATCTCTTCTTGTAATGAGCACCTTTGTTCCAGCAACACCACAAACAAATCTTCGCCAGAGGATTGGATATTATGGTGCTAGTAATGGAATGTATTATCAACTAGATGGATTAACTCCAGCATTCGTAGAAAGAACTTTAGTTACTGGATCAGTAACAGAAACTCTCATTAGTCAAACTGGTGGTGTTTATGGTGCTGGCGATACTGGATGGAATGGAGATAAACTAGATGGAACTGGTCCATCTGGTCTTACACTATCAAAAGATAAAGCACAAATTCTTTGGATGGATATTGAGTGGTTAGGTCTTGGATCTGTAAGAATGGGATTTATTATTGATGGTCAATTTATTATTTGTCACACATTCCACCACGCAAATAGAATTTCATCTACTTATATCACAACTGCTTCATTACCTTTACGATACGAGATTAAAAATACTGGTGTTACTGCTGGCGGCACTTTAAAGCAGGTTTGTTCCACAGTCATTTCTGAAGGTGGTTATGAGCTTCGTGGATTACAACAAGCAGTTGGAACACCAATTCTATCTCCAAGGAATTTAGCTGACAAAGGAATATACTATCCACTAATTTCATTAAAGTTAAAAACAACTCGTTTAGATGCTGTAGTAATTTTAACAGCATTATCAATATTGGGATTGGGAGATAGCACATATAATTGGCAAGTAATAGCAAGCGGATCTACTACTGGTGGAACATGGGTAAGTGCTGGCACAGATAGTTCAGTAGAATATAATATAACTCCAGCAAGTATCACGGGCGGAAGAATTTTAGCAAGTGGTTATATAGATAGTAGTAAAAATAATATTGGATCAATAGATATTCTTAAAGAAGCATTATTCAAATTTCAATTAGAAAGAAATGGATTAACTGGAACTCCATTAGAATTATCTATTGTTGCTACTTGTGATAAAGATGATAAAGATGTTCACGCTTCTATGGACTGGGAAGAAATTAGTAGGTAATTGATTATGAGTGACGTATATCTTGGTAATCCATTATTAAAAAAAGCAAATACTGCGATTGAGTTTACTCAGGAGCAAATTGAGGAATTTCTAGAATGTAAAAAAAACCCTGTTTATTTTGCGGACAATTATATTAAGATTGTTTCTCTAGATGAAGGATTGACACAGTTCCATCCTTATGATTTTCAAGAGAAACTCATTAATAGGTTTCATGAGAACAGATTTAATATTTGCAAAATGCCCCGTCAAACGGGAAAAAGTACTACTGTTATATCTTACTTACTTCATTATCTTATTTTTAATGATAGTGTAAACATCGGTATTCTGGCAAACAAAGCAGCAACTGCAAGAGAATTGTTACAGAGACTTGCAACTGCTTATGAAAATTTACCAAAGTGGATGCAGCAAGGTATTATATCATGGAATAAAGGTTCTATTGAATTAGAAAATGGCAGTAAGATATTGGCAGCTTCTACGTCTGCAAGTGCTGTTCGAGGTATGTCATTTAACATCCTCTTTCTCGACGAATTCGCGTTCGTCCCAAATCACATTGCTGACTCGTTCTTTGCCTCTGTTTATCCTACTATTACTTCTGGTAAAAGCACCAAAGTAATCATGGTTTCTACCCCTCACGGGATGAACCATTTTTATAGGTATTGGCATGATGCAGAAAAAGGAAAGAATGAATACATTCCAACTGATGTTCATTGGTCAGAAGTTCCAGGTAGAGATGCAAAGTGGAAAGAGACCACGATTGCAAATACTTCAGAATCCCAGTTTAAAGTTGAATTTGAGTGTGAGTTCTTAGGTTCTGTCGATACTCTGATTGCACCATCAAAACTTAGGAGTCTTATTTACGATAATCCAATTAAACGTAATGCTGGGTTAGATGTTTATGAGGATTCAAAACAAAACCATGATTATGCAATGACTGTTGATGTAGCAAGGGGAGTTAGTGAAGATTATTCTGCTTTTGTTGTTGTAGACATCACAGAATTTCCACACAGAGTAGTTGCAAAATATAGAAATAATGAAATAAAACCGATGTTGTTTCCAAACATCATTTATGAGGTAGCAAAAAGTTATAATAGTGCATTTATTCTATGCGAAGTCAATGACATTGGTGATCAAGTAGCATCAATTCTTCAATACGACTTAGAATACCAAAATCTTCTTATGTGTTCCATGAGAGGTAGAGCAGGTCAAATTGTAGGTCAAGGTTTTTCTGGAAAGAAAACTCAACTTGGTGTCAAGATGTCCAAAACAGTTAAGAAAGTTGGATCTCTTAATCTCAAGACGATAATTGAAGAAGATAAACTTATCTTTAATGACTATGAGATTATTTCAGAACTTACTACATTTATTCAAAAACACAATTCCTTTGAAGCAGAAGAAGGGTGCAATGATGACTTAGCAATGTGCTTAGTCATTTACGCTTGGTTAGTCTCGCAGGATTACTTTAAAGAACTTACTGATCAGGATGTTCGTAAGAGATTATACGAAGATCAAAAAAACCAAATTGAACAAGACATGGCACCATTTGGTTTTATGGATGATGGATTAAGTGAAACTAGTTTTGTGGATAACAATGGAGATAGATGGTTCACTGATGAGTATGGAGATATGTCACACATGTGGGAATATCGGTGATGGACATAACTGATCATTTTAACCTAGAGCATCTTTACTTGACAGAAAGAACTTGTAGGATATGTGGAGAAACGAAAGATTTGATTGATAGTTTCTATAGAACTAAGAAAAAAAATTATAATGCATCTTCATATTCTTATGAGTGTAAAAGTTGTACTATAAAAAGAATTATGGAGACAAGAAAAAATAAACCAAAGAAAAAATCTTTAAATTCTAACTGGGAATATCCAGATTGGTAGTTCACGCACAGTTTCCTCTCACGAAATACTACTTTTTCATAAATAAATTTAGTCAATAAGAGATCACAAAGGAGAGAAAAATGGCGACTCCTCAATTATCTCCTGGAGTATTATCCAGGGAGGTTGACCTAACTATAGGAAGGGCTGATAATGTACTTGATAACATTGGTGCTATTGCAGGACCATTTACAATTGGTCCAGTAGATGAACCAATTAACATTACTACTGAGCAAGAATTAGTTGATGTATTTGGAAAACCAAATAGTCTTGACGGACAATATGAATATTGGATGAGTGCTTCTTCATTCCTCTCCTATGGTGGAGTGATGAAAGTTATAAGAACTGATGGTGATGACCTTGTAAATGCCAATGCTAAGAGAGTTCTTAGTGGAGAAATTATTTCTGCTGATGGCGTAGGAATTGGAACAACCGCATCAGATTTTGTTTCCAGTACTTATACTATTTCTAGTGGAGATGGCACTGTAACTTATGGTGGTTCTGGAGTGAATGCAACTTTCCAAGTTGTAGTTTCTGGTATCACAACTTCAGATGTTGCAGTTACAGTTACTAATGGCGGTGCAGGATTTACAGATGATGAAGTCATCATCATCGATGGAACTGCATTTGGAGGTACTGGGGCATACGACCTAACTTTCAGTACAAACGGTGTTTATAGTGATAACCAAGAAGGTTCTTCTATTGTGGGCAATGCCGCACTTAAGATTAAGAACTTTGATGACTATAATGCAAACCAGTCTGATGACAGTAAAAATTACGTCTTTGCAGCAAAAAATCCTGGTTCTTGGTCAAATAATTTAAAAGTTTGTTTTATTGATGATAAAGCAGATCAAACAATTAAACTGGGTGCAAGTGTCCTTCAGGCAGTTGGCGCTGGCGGAACTGCAGTTGGTCTTGGTGTTAGTGTTTCAGTAGTAGATGCAGTTCTTCCTGGAGTAGGAACAACTTCATCCTTTACCGGTTTCCTTAAAGGGATTGTAACAGGACAGAGTGAAGACTCTATTGATGTTAAGATTGTCGAAAGAGTAGATACCACTACAGACACTGTTACTAAAATTTCTTATGACGAAAAGAACAGAGCAACTTCCATCAGAGATGGAGATACTGTTCAACTTATGAGTTCTGTTGGTGTTGCTTTAACATCAGTTGCAACAGTATCTGATGATGTATCTGATTGGTATGACAATCAGTCATTAGCACTTGACAATACTACAATTTTGTGGAAATCAATTGCACCAAAACCAACTGATACTCTGTTTGCAAACGATAGAAACGCAAGACATGATGCGCTTCATATTGTTATAGTTGATGACACCGGAGATATTTCTGGAGTTCAAGGTAACATTCTAGAAAAGCACTTATTCCTTTCCAAAGGAACTGATACAATCTCTTCAGTAAATCCATCACTTAGAGTTTGGTGGAAAGAGTATCTTGCACAATACTCCGCTTATGTTTATGCCGGAGACAATCCTTCGGATAATGGAAACTCGGAAAGAGTTTATCAAACATTCTTTGAAACTGATGCAACATCTTCAATCTATGATGATTGGAATGTAAATGACACTGCAGCAGATGGTCTCTGGAACTTAGCAGTTCAAGATGCTACTTTCAGTGTAATGGGTAACGTCACTTATGAACTTACTGGAGGTACTGATTATCTGACTGGTCAAAATGGTAAGTCAGGAAGTCTGAAAGCAACTCTTGGAGATTTGATAACTTCTTATAATCTATTTGAGAATAAAGAAGAAGTTGAAGTTGATTACTTAATTATGGGACCTGGACTTGAAACCAAGTACTTGTCTCAAGCAAAGGCAAATCAACTAATCTCTCTTGCTCAATCGAGAAAAGATTGTGTTGCAGTAATTTCTCCACATAGATATGATGTTGTTTCTGACCCAGATCCTTCTGCGCCATCAGTACCAAGATATCTGACAACGGAACAAATTACCAATAACATTGTTGAGTTTTTTGCTCCTATTTCTTCATCATCTTACGCCATTTTAGATAGTGGTTATAAGTATACCTTCGATAGATTCAATAACAAGTTCCGTTACATTCCGTGTAACGCAGATGTTGCTGGTCTTTGTGTAAGAACTTCAATTTTTGCTTATCCTTGGTTCTCACCTGCTGGACAGCAAAGAGGTATTCTGAACAATTCAATTAAACTTGCATATAATCCAAATAAAGCAC